ATTTATATCTTTATACAACTTAAAAATTTTTAACAATGGAAACGGAAAATTTATTAAAATTTATGGATGGACTTTTGGAGGGTGCTTATCAAGCAAAATTATTTCCAAAAGAAGGGGTTCAACAAGTTTTGCAAATTAATGAATTGATAAAATCAAAATTGATTGAAGTTGATACACTGGCAAACAAAAACACCGAATTAACGGTTAAGGTCGAAATTTTGGAAAATGAAAATAAATTATTGCGGGAAAAATTTGCCGTTACCGATGCCGACATTGAAAACATTAAAAACGAAAATGTGATTAATGAAATTGATGTTAAAGAAATCGAGGAAGTTTCAAACCACACCCCAAAACCAAAAAAAGTTCAATAACTGCAATTCACTCTCTAAATAAATCCATTTTTGGGAAACCGCTGTTTTGGCGGTTTTTTTGTGCTTGAAAATGTCCACTAAGTACATTAGTGGACATTTTCAGAATGGGGGCTGATTTTTAGGTAGTTAAAAAAATTTGATTTTTTTGCAATTTGTAAATGTGCAATTTTATTCTAAATACGTTAAAAGTGTACATTTTTGTTTATCTTTGGTCAAAAAGGAAATTATGTCATTGAAGGATTCAAACACAAAATGCGACTACTTAGATTTTGATTATATCGTTGGAGTAGTTTTAAGGTTGCGCAAAAACCCAAAGCAAAAACTTATTGCGGATTACATTACCATTTCTTTAAATACTGGTTTGCGGTGTTCCGATGTTTTGAAATTAACTTGGGACGACCTAAAAAAAGAAACCCTTTTTGTTAAGGAGCAAAAAACGGACAAAAAGAAAAAAATTGCCATAAACGAAGCCATACATTCAATAATTGAACCCGATTATACTGGTAGCCCTTTTATTACTCAAAAAGGCGGGGTCGTTACAATTTGGCATTTAAACCGAATGCTCAAAAAGGTTTTTGAAAAAGATGTAAAAAGCGGGCTTAACATAAGCACCCACACACTAAGAAAATCCTTTGGCCGTAGGGTTTATAAAAACAACCAAGAAACCGAATCAAGTCTAATTTATTTATCCGAGTTGTTTAATCATAGCGACCTACGCACGACACGGGTTTATTTAGGCATACGACAAGAGGAATTGAACGATATTTACCTAAATCTATAAAAATGCAAGGATTAAAAATTAAATACCAAATAACTAATTTTTCGGGGTTGTTTGAAATTTCAGAACAAAATTTGCCGAAAAACAAAATAAAGGGGTGTTATTTTTTATACGATGAAAGCGAAAAGTTGCTTTACATTGGTAGGGCGAACCGTTGCATTACGCACCGTTTAAGAAGTCATTTGTTTGTGGAATTTACAAGAATTGAGGATTTGGAAAACTACGACAATAGATTAACGCTGGAAAAAAGGAAGCATTATAAATATTTTGCTTATTGTGAAATCCCCGCTGATTTGGTTGAAATTATGGAAATTTTCTTAATCAAGAAATTCAAACCAGCTTTTAATTATCAATTCAATATTGGTAATTATTCTCCCCCAAACATTGAGCGCACAAAATTAGAAATTCTTGAACAGGATAAAATCAATAACATTTACCTAAATCTTTAAAATATGGCTTCATTAATAAATGGAAATAGCATGTTTTGCACCCACTGCAAAGGGGATTTTTATTTAGTGCTTCCGATGCCCTTAACTGAAATGTGCGCAACTATGCGGGCTTTCACAAAGCTTCATAAAGTTTGCAAACAGCATTACACCAACAACACAATAAAACACCTAATTAAAAAAAATATGAATTTGTACACGATTTACAATAGCCCGACCGATTACCCCGATACGTTTGTTGCCCGTAGGTGGGAAGTTGTACCACCCGAAAACGAACCCGTTGCAATGGAGGTTTTTATGGTTGATGCCGATTTGGATAAAATTAGGGAGAAACTTTTTGGAATGGGTTTGTTTAAAATCCCGAGGGATGAAAGCGATGATCAAAAAATAGTTGAAACGTGGTTATGATAACAGAAAACACAAAAATAATTGACCTTGTTTGTACTGCAAGAACAAAAAACTGTTTGCGGGGTGCTGGCTTCCAAATTTTGGCAGATTTGCAACTTTTGCCCCGAAAAAAAATAATGGGTTTGCGTAATTGCGGAAAGGCGGTTATGATTGAAATTGATAAAATTTTGCTAGAAGCTGGGATAACTTTAGAACCTTAATTAAAACACAATGGCAACCAAACGGATAAAATTAACGCACGGGGGAACGGCAACGGTTGACGAAAATTGCCCCCAAGAAATTATTGATGCCCTTAACGGCCTTTCAAAAATGGCTTTTGAAGGTTATGTTTTAGTAGAAACCGAACGTTTGCACCAGCAGGGAATCACGTGCCTTACGTGCGGGCGCACCAGCTACAACCAAAACGATATAAAATTTTTGTATTGTGGCCACTGCAATAAATTCCACGCTCAAAAAAGTACTTAAAGTACTAAAACAGTACTAAAACGGTACGAGTACCGAACCCAGTACCAAAAAAAAAGTTGTAAAGCAAGCACGGAAACGTGCTTTTTTTGTGATTTTTCCGTGCTGAAACCGTGCTTTTTTGCATTTACACGTTGTTAGGTATAAAATAATCGATTAATTTGGCTGTCAATACTTTAATTTTTTATATTTGGGTAAACCTTAAAAAAAGTTAACATTATGGCAAGGCGAAAATTATATTTCAAAACTATTGATGATACAATTTGCAGTCCGTTGGATAGCCATTTGGCCGATGCCAAAGCGGACGGGCTTGCCGAAATAACTTTAATTGAGGCCGTCCCCGATTTCGACAACCCCGACTTTGTTTTTTGTGGCCATTACGGGGAAGTTTTAGAGCGTTCAATTTGCAAAAAATCGGAGTGCCTTTATTATGCCTCAAAAAGTAATCGGGGTACGTGCTGGCATCGTGGCAAACTGTATTCGCACGGGGAGGAACTGACTTTTAATGTTTACTAATTAAATTATAAATCAATGGCACAAATTATTAAAAACGAAAAGAATTTTAAGGTAATTGAATGTACTGGCCAAGAATGTCGGGAAAAGATTTTCGGGGGTTTGGGTATTTGCGACAGTTGTTGCGATGGGTTTGAAAAGGCGTATTACATAGCCGTTTTACATTCCTGTTATTGTCCCCAATGTTTTGCGGGTTGGATGGCAAAGGCTGTTAATTACCCCGAAGACCACCGTTTCGAAAAGCGGGCTTTTAAGATGATGCAAAAAGTATTCGGCCTATCAAGCACACCAACCACATAAAACACACGAAACACATTAGTCACATAAAACACAAAAAGATGAAAGATATTGAGGAATTTGTAAAAACCAACGTAAAGATTACCAAACAAGGCAACGGGGAATTTGGCTATTTCCCGTTTCATTGTTTTGTCGAAAAGGCAGACGGCCACATCGATTTTATCGTGGTTGCTGGAGTGGACAGCGTTGAAGACTGCTATAAATTAATAACTATGTACGTGGCCTCAAATTGCAAACGGATTTATTTTGCAATTGATTTCCCAGCTGGTGGAGATATGGCCACCGATTTCGTGGCCGTTCTTTGCACCGAAAACGGGGATTTCAGTGCCTTTGTAATACCATACAACAGCCAAACGGGGGCGGTTTATAAAAGAGTTCCCCACTGCCGAAGGTTGATGCATATTGTTAGAAATATGCGTGATGTTAGCTTGGGGGTGGTGTTTAAAGATTTTATAAGCCAAAATTGAAATTATGAAAGATGAAGTTGAACAATGGAAACAGCTGTATGATTTAAAATATTATCTGATTTCCAACTTAGGCCGAATTAAATCTTTGGAAAGGAATATTTCAATAGGTGTTCGCAACGGGGTTGAATATTTTAGGGTTTACCCCGAATTGATTAAGGCCGTAAGAACGAACGGAATTGAGCCGTTTTTATTTACGAGCATTGTGGTAACGGATGAAAAGGGTGTGAAAAAAAACCGCACAATTTACATTCATCGGGCGGTTGCTGACCACTGGGTACGCAAACCAAAGTATATCCAAGAACTTGAAAAAGCGGGGCGGGCGTTTTATGCCACCCACATAGTAAAAGAACACACGAATAATCGTTGGGACAATATACGCTGGATTAGCCACCTTGAACTGATAAGAAGCCAGCCTAAGAGGTTGGCCAACCCGACAAAGCACTGGGACACGAGGCGGGAAAAGTACGGGAACAGCTGGGGGAGCGCACAAGAACCAAAATGGAATCCAAACCCAGCGAAACGGCTTGAAACAATGCGGGCAAACGGTCAAATTTTGTAGTTATGGAGGAATTTAAACTTATTGTTACGTTTTTGTTACGGTGGTACGTTACAATGTGCGGGATTAATGCCTTAATATTTTGGCGTGATTATAGCCAGTATCATAAAATTTACGAGGATTTAAAAAATAGGAAATTTTATGTAGATAAACAATCTGAAATAATTTGCTCCAGCCCTTTATTTGCTGATGATATGCTTATTTGGATGTACAAAAAAGACCGCTTTTCACTTAGAAAAGGGCTGTTTTTATACAAAAGCGGGTTTCATTACTTAAATTCCCCTTATTCGCTTTACTGGTTATGGAAGTTTAAAAAATGGTTTAGGGATAATTGCGATTTAAGCGAGTTGGAAGAAAAACACATTGAAATATGAAATATTACTATTTACAGGGCAAGGAAATCCACGAAACCGACAGCGTTTTGAAGTGGGGTGCGGAATTTGAAAAAATTGAAAATAGGCGGGTTGCAAAAGCCACTTTTACCGATACCGATGTTTCTACCGTTTTTATAGGCATCGACCACCGTTCTTTTTTTGAGCCAACTGGTGCGCCCTTGCTGTTTGAAACAATGATTTTTGGAAGTATTGCCGACAACTATTGCGACCGATACGAAACTTGGGAACAGGCCGTGGATGGTCATATTGTGGCCTGTCATTTGGTGGTGGGTTATTGGCAAAAAGACAATACAAATTCATTTATTTGGGAGTTGTTCAAAGTGTTTTTTGTTGCAATGGCCTTATTAATTTTAGGGCTTTTTTTAGTAGTAATTCTTTAATTTTTTGATATGGCAATAATAATAACACCCTGTTTGATTAATATGCTGGAGGAACTGGCTGAATTTGCTGAGGCAAACCCTTTGTATTTGGATGACTTGCTGGATATGATTAACGGCTCAATACCAGTTGCAGGCGACACAAAAGGTTACTACATAATTGACCCTTTCGGCACTAAAATAGTTTATACCATTGAAATTGTTCCTGAATATAAATTAAGGCATCTGTCAATTTCAATGAATGATGGGCTTAAAATACCACCTCCAGCTTTTGCTGAATTAATAATGACTTATTTGGGTTTTAAATATGAATTGGGCGACCCTGAATGCATTGTGGACTTTGAAGAAAGACAAAATAATCCCTCAGTACGTATTTTAAACGTAGCTGAAAAAATAACTGATTAACGTATGTATAAAGTTCCGGAACAATACAGAATCATAACGGGTGCTAGGGCAACACCTCAAAATTGTGGAAATTATGGTAATTTTTGCTTTAAAAGAAACGGCTTTCAGTATAACATAATTGCCTCAGACCTTGGTTGGGAACACGTGAGTGTGCATTGCTCAGTTGGAAAAAGAAACATCACACCAACTTGGGAACAAATGTGCTTTGTGAAAGACCTTTTTTGGGGCAAAGAGGATTGTGTCATCCAGTTTCACCCACCACAAAGCCAGTATGTAAATGTTCACCCGCACGTTTTGCATCTTTGGCGACCCGTTGACACCGATTTACCAACCCCACCCAAAATAATGGTTTAAGTATGAAAAAACGTTTTGAAACAACGCATAAACTAGAGTTTTTGTCAGCTGAGTACAATCAACCAATTTCTGACGGGTATAACTGGCAAAGATTTAAAATTGGCACTTGTGATGGGCTTTATGCTTTTCGTGGAAACAGCTTTTATATTTTGGCAATTGAAAACACGGAAAAAAACAATGGCCATTTTGATGATGTGCTGGAGTGGTTTGAGTTTGCCTGCAAGGAAAACAAATGCAACTTTGTTTTTTTGGAGGTTTGGAATCAAAAATTTTTAAAGCACTTAATTGAAAAACGTGGCTTCATTCAGCAGGGCGTAAACGCAAAAAAAATATTTGCATAAAAAAACCCCCAATTGATGACAGCACAACAAAAGGAGGTTTAAAAAGTATGAATTAAGGCTAATTGAACGCTGGAATTTTGGCTTGTATGTTTTCTAAGATAACGGCATCTGCTTTGGCTTGCTGTTCAGCTTCCTTGTCATCACTTTTGCCATTTAACAAAATGACTTTCAGTGCATTAATACAAGAAGTAAGCAAATTTGCTTCATTTTTTGTGATTGGTAACGGTGCTGTTTCCTCCATATTGATAACGTTTTTTGGGTTAAGAACTGGAGCAAATATAATCTTATTTTCAAATAATAGTTAAAAAAAATTAACATAACAATAAATTTAATAACCACTAAAATGAAAAATTATGAAGTTAAAAATTGAAATAATGCCTAAGCATCAGTTAGTTGAGTGTACTGGTCACCCGTTGGAATTATTAATGGAATTGAGTGCTTTTTTTGCAAGGAATGAAGACATAAGGTATTTACTAAAGCACGCAATTGAGCTGGGGGATGTGGCTGATGAACACGTGACCGCTGGGGATAAACTAAACAAGGAAACCAAAGGTTACAGGGAGGGTTCAAAGATCATTGAAGATTTTATGAAACGGTACGGGGGCGAGGATAAAAAAAGTTAAATATTTTTAACAAAATTTAATATTATTAAATATTATTTAATACATTTGCGAAATCAAAACGGCCTCGGAAACTGTTATGATACAGGTTCTAGTGGCCGTTTTAAAAATAAAAAACACCTTCATTCAAAGTCCACTCCGAGGCCACTTTGTTTGGAGGTTTTTTTATGCCTGTAAATCAGCGTATTAAAAAAAAGATTATTTTTATAATCCTTTTTAAAATTTGTTAACATTTTTATAAACAACTAAACACCAGCAAAATGAAAAAATGTAGGCACAAAAAAAGAGGCTAAAAGCCTCCTTATTTATGTTTTCTAATTTGGGTTTCTTGGCGGTTACCTCAATTTATGAATGATAAATAATAATACCAGCTTAACGGCTGGCAACCCTATTTTATCCCCTGTTATCACTAACAGATGCAAATGACTATAAAAACAAATGCGTTTGCAAAAATAGTCAAATGCACGGGATTACAAAGTATAAACGATAAAAAACAACTATTAAAAACAAACGCAATGAGCAATTTTAAGAAGTTTCACGTTCCATACGGTATGACACCGAATAATTTATTGAATCACAAAGGCATTTCACTAAAGGCAAAAGGTTTATTTGCTTTTATGCAGTCCAAACCTGATGGATGGAAGTTTTCAGGCAAGTTAATTGCCACGCAATGCAAAGAGTCGCTGGACTCAATTTTGAGCGGTTTAAAAGAACTGGAGGACTTTGGTTATTTGGAACGACAAAAGAAAATAACCCCCAGCGGTTTTGTTACAACCTACTTTTTACACGAAAGTGTTGACAATCATAATCTTACAGAAATTGAAAACCCAAGAGGGGAAAATCCCGCCTTGGAAAAGCCAAGGAGGGAAAATCCAACACTGGAAAATCCAACATTGGAAAATCCAACATTGGAAAATCCCGTTTCAATAAGTAATAAAGAAGTAAGCAAAAAAGAATTAAGTAATAAAAAAATAGAGTTAGGGCAAAAAGAAAAATTTTTGCCACCCACGCTCAATGATGTCATTTCATTTTTTCAAAAAGAAAATTTAAAGGCAAACCCAGCAAACTTTTTTCACCACTGGGAATCCGTAGGCTGGAAAAAAACCCGAGGTCAGCAAATCTACAAATGGGAAAGCCTAGTTCCAAAATGGGTTGAAAATGAAATCCAGTTTACCCAAGGCCACAACCCAGCACCAGCACCAGCGAAAAAAATACCAGCTGAAAGAAAACAATTGCTGGAAAGCTTCAAAACCAAAACACGGGGCTTTATTGAAAAACTCCAAACGGATGCCAGCGCACTGGAAACCGCCCGAATAAAATTTAACCACGAATGCAACCAGCCTTTTGAATTCAACTCACAGGCGGTTTATATTGAAATCAATGCTTACCAGCTGGCATTGCTTAACGAGCCTCACCTTTTGGCCGATGATTATTTGAAAAACATCACGTTTAACGACTTCAAAAGAAACTTCTTTGTTTGGTTCAAAAAACAAAAGCACTATTCTTCCCAGTTCTCAGAAACCCCAAACAAAGCACACAGGCCTATGGAATTGCAACAATAATTTTTTTTTATACTAAGCCTCCAATCAAAAAAAATAACGCTTTAAATCGCCTAAAAATGAATATTGACCTAAAATTAAATTTTGACGAGATTCAATACATTTCACGCAATATTGATTCAATGCGCCCTGTTTCACTAAAGGCAATCAGCAAGGAGCATTTTTTTACTTGGAGCATTTTGTTTGATGTGGCACAAAAGGCCAGCAAAAAGGAACTGGCACTGGAAACCGCATACGTGGAGGACAACCGCAAACGGTACAAGCTAAAATTCAAGTATCACGAGGCTTTTGTGCTGGAAAAATTTATGAATGGCCGTGAAACACTGGAGGCTGACCCATACTACCAAAATTTGGCTAGGTCAATTACTGCTCAACTCAATCAAAAACTGGCTTAAAATGGAAAATTTAGAGGAAAAATTAGAACGGGAACAGTTCAAAAAACGTGTCAAAATTGGTATGTTTTTTGTCCTAATCGGTTTGTTTTTAGTACTTTGCGCTTTTGTTTTGCAATACTATGGATGAATTTAAAAAGCTTCAAAGCGAATTACCGATTAAATTAAAAATCAAGATAATTGGCGCACGCTGGCACATAAACGGCAAAACCTATGCTGAATGTGGCTTCGTGGAAAAATATTATTTTGATCAGTTCTTCAATTTGAAACGCAGAATCGAAAACGCCAAAAAAAATCATTAATTTTTCGCTGGTTAACTTACTGTATATTAGTTGTTTAAAAATAAATATACAAAATAGATTGTTTTTTATTTTGTAGATTTGAAAAAGGGTTATATCTTTGCCCCAGTTAAGAACTAAAAATACAAACACTATGAAATCACAACTTTTCAAAACAGCTTGGGCAACCTTTAGAAAATACAAAGTAACTTTTAGTCAAGCATTAAAAAAAGCGTGGAATGACTGGAAAAGAGCTGGTTACATCAAAATTTTTAATGCAATTCGTTCTACTCCACAATACGCAAAACGCAAACTGGAGGCAAAAAAAATGTGGCAAAACTGCAATGTGGATTTTGTTTTAACACCTAGAAACGTTGTGAATAATGATGGCGCTCAGGCGTGGTATGATGGCAAAACTTTAAATTTAGATTAATATGGAATCAAGTGTAAAAATGCAAGGCAATTACAAAGTTAGTACCTCAGTTTTCAGTAAATATGCCACTGAAATAATGGTAAGCAATTATGGTATGTTAAATGAGGTAGTTCACATTCCCTCGGTTGCTAGGAGTGAGTTTTTTGATATTCTAGGGGAGTACGTTGTTGGTTTTTGGAAAGTCAAACAAAGCCCTAAATGTTAAATTTATGTTCCAATATACAAAATAGATTATTTTTATTTTGTATATTGGAATAATGGTTGTAGATTTGCAACAGTTAAAAACCCAGTAAAAAATATAATTATGGCTTTCACATTAACAATTGAAACTATGGAATCAGGTTATTCAATGACAACAACCCAAACGGTTAAGGTTTTGGATTTTGAAACCAAAAAAGAGGCTCAAAAAGAAATCAGAAAAATGATCAAGGAGGGCGGTTATAAAAAATACGCTGGCCACATTTTCAACTCAAACCTGAACACTGAAATATTAACCAACTTTTAAAAAATAAAAATTATGGCAACTGAAAATCATACTGGTTTAGCTAAAATTAGCCCTGATGGGCGTTTGGTAATGGTAGTTTATTATAACTCAAAATTTGCCCGTGAAATTGGCGATAGAATTACCTACGAGGGAACTCCGATGGTTGTTGCTGTTGTTGAGGACACCCGCAATAAAGTAATTATGAAAATGAACCAGTTTATCAGCTATGCAAACGCTGGCCTAAAATTTAAAATTTCAAATAAAAACCTAATAACGCTTTAATTATGCTAGAATCAGTTAAAATACTAAAAAATTTAAGTGGGAAATTTGTTTCCGCTGAGGAAGTTAAACAGGCCACCCAAAAAGATTATAATCAGTACGAGTGGAACAAAACAGTGGATGGATATTTGATGGCTCAGGAGGTTAGGTTTTTCAAAACCAAAGGCTCAATTTATGATTTTGATTATTATGTTATTTACTTAGTTGATGGCATCCGTTTTTTACAGGAGGTGAGTTATAGCAGTAGTTTGACAAGCGGTGGTTTTGCTTATGGTTTTTTCACTATGGGCTTGGATGATGAAGAAGCCTGCAAAAAAGTGGTTGAAAAGTTCCCTGAACTGGCAGGCATTGAACACGATAAATTAACCATTCTGAGCCACAATGATGGCAGGATAGCAACGCACGCCAAAGCCCGTGCGTGGATGCGTGAGGAATCCGCAAAACTACCAACCTGTTTTTTCACCAAAAAATTCTAATTATGAAAAATTCAAAATTCACATTCGTTTTTTTAAATACGATAGATGCCCAAACCAAAGATTTAATTCTTTCAAACGTGGCCAACCATTACGGCATAACAAATGAGCAGGCATACAATGAACTGATTGACGAGGATGCCGAAAGCTTGCTGGATTATGTTACAGGGGATTTGAGGGCTGGGGTCAGTGTTTTAGTCCAAAGGTTTAAATTAAAATTTGCTTAATTATGAAAATCACTACCACCAAGCAAACCACCGTATTTTATACGGTGGTTAAAAAAGACCACGAAAGGCATTTTTTGACACTATGGCAAACAATAGCTTTTATTTCAAAAATTGACACCGAAGCCCAAAAAAATTAGATTATGAAAAAATCAAACCTTGTAGAAATTGCCGACCTGAACAACATTAGAATAGTTAGAAACGGCATAAATGTTATTTTAGCCCTAGTGGTTGCTTTCCTAACCATTGACTTATTTTTAAGTGAAAACATTAATTGCAACTTGTTTTTATTGTCTTTTGCTGGTGTTGCCCTGCTACTTAACAACAAAAAAAACTAATATGGAAGCATCCCCAGCAGGCCAGCCCAACGCACTGGCCACGGAAATAAAAAAAGAACTGATTGCTGAGTTTATAAATTCGGGTTTCAGCAGGCCTGAGGCCAAAAAGCTGGCCAGTGAAGCAATTGTAACTAACTGGCAATTATTTACTTAACAAAAAAACTACAAAATAAATGATTTTTTATTTTGTAGTTTTAATCATTTACACTAGATTTGCAGTATTAAAATAACAAACACTTAAAAATTTATACAAATGGGAGATTTTACAAACAACGGAACGAAAATTGGTACTTGTGGAAAAGCATATTATGCAACAAAAGAAATGCTTGAAAAACAATTAGGGGATGATGATGCAAAAGCGTATTTAAACCCAGCAAACAAATGCTTTTTTGCTTTTCCTTTTCCAAGATTTGATGGAAAAGCAATTGGTAATATTTCGGTTTTTCACACTGAGGAACACGAGGAATTCGTGCTTGAAATGGCAAAAGCTGAAAAACAGTCTTTTCACAAACCTTTGGTTTTTCACAAAAACCCAGCAGGCGGTGAGGGAATCAATTTGTTTTGTGACTGTCCTTACCATTCAGCTGAAAGAGTGAGCAGGAATTTTGACAATACAACCCTAAAATTTTATTTGAAGTATCAAACGTATTTTGATGGCCGTTTGACCATTGCTGGGGAGTGCATTTATTGCCGTGAGTTAAATATTTTTGATGCTGATGAAGTTTTGGAAATGTGCCAAAATATCGAAAAACAGGCCTCACAATACAACAAAAACGGAAACGTTGAAAAATCAATTGAACTTTTAAAAATTGCTAATAGAATCTTAAATCAATAAATTATGTACACAGAAACAGCAACCCCGAAAGATTTGGCCAACCAAAACCAGTTTAACCAAAATTTTGGTTTCAAAACCGCTGATGCGTGGGATTTTGAAAAAAAGTCTTGGAATTATGACCTTGAAAGTGACCGTGCAAAACAGCTGGTTGAAAAGGATTTTGAACTTTTGAAAGAATGTGAAAAGGCTTTTACAGCCCGTGCGCCAAAAACCCCAAAAAATGGGGATGCGCTGGTGATGCCGTGCGGTGGTGTGGTTTACTTTTGCCACACTTGGGATGACAGCGCACAAACCACTCCAAATGGGTCATTTTCCCTTTCTGATGCTGGTGGCATAGGTTACTCAGGTGGACTTGACAGCGGTATGAAATTAACTGATATTTACCTAACTGATGAAACAGCTTATTTGCCAGTGTGGATTTGCCACCAAAACAGATTGAAAGCTGGTGCAAGGGTAAACGGAACAGTAAAAACCCGTGTATGGAAGTGCAAACCTGAGGCTGATTTAACAGGCGTACAGCTTAAAAGGAATTATTAAAAAACCCGAAAATTTTAACGTTTAAAATACGAAATAAAATAAACTTATTTCGTATTTTTGGCGTTCTAAAGATAACATTATGAAAAAATTAGCTTACCGATTGGAAAACAGGTCAACAGGCGAAGTTTCCAATTATGACACACTGGCCGAACTGTTTGATGACCCAAAAAATGACTGGGTTGGGGTTTCATCCCACACCGTGTCAAGAATCAAAAAAAATGCCTCCTACGTGAACAAAAAATGTATAATTACAAAGTATGACACGGAACTGGAAAAGATAGTACCAGCAACACCCGCAAAAAAAATTTTTAAAATCAAGAAAAAATGAAAAACATAGAACTTAAAAACATCCAGCTGGTAAACTTCAAAGGCATTAAATTTCAGTCCATTGATTTTGAACATAACACTGATATTTTTGGAGCAAACAAAGCTGGCAAAACAACTATTTTTGATGCCGTTACGTGGGTGTTGTTTGGCAAGGATTCCCAAGACCGCAAAGATTTTGAATTGAAAACGCTGAATGAAAAAAACCAAGTTATTGAAAAGCTGGACCACGAAGTAACGGCCACTTTTTTGGTGGATGGTGAAACTGTTGTTTTGCGTAAAATTTTGACTGAAAAATGGACTAAGAAAAAAGGCTCAGCAACCACTGAATTCACTGGCAACACAATTGAACACTACTGGAATGATGTGCCACTGGGAACAGCCCGTGAGTACCAAGAAAAGGTGAGTTTGATTTGTGAAGAAACCGTTTTCAAACTAATAACCAACCCTGCCAGCTTTATGTCCTTGAAATGGCAAGACAGGCGTGAGGTGCTGGTAAAAATTGCCGATAAAATTTCCGACACCCAGCTGGCACACGGAAACCGTGATTTTGAAAAGCTTTTGACCAAACTAAGCACCACCAAAACGCTGGAGGAATATAACAAGGAAATCCAAGCCAGCATCAAAAAGGCTAAAGAGGATTTAAAAGCCATTCCAACCCGCATTGATGAAGTGGTGCGCAATACGCCTGAGGCTTTGGACTTCAAACAAATTAGTTATTTGCTGGAAACTAAACAGGGCTTTTTGGAAAAAATTGATGCTGATATTCAGGATAAATCAGGTATGTACGACACTGAAATTACCAAAAACAACGAGGTCAAAAGCAAACTAAACCTACTTAAAAACTGGGTTTCAATGAATGAAAGCGTTTTGCGTGAAAAAGCCAAAAAACAGGTTCAAGATCAAAACAAAAACTTGGTTGAATTACAGGCTAAAATCACTGAAAACGCTGGGAATATCACTATCGCACAGAATAAAATTACTACCTTAACTGGGAAAGCTGAACTGCTTAAAACCGAAATTTTGGACACCAAAAGCAAGGTGGATGCAAAGCGTGCTGAGTGGCACGTGGAAAACGCCAAAACGCTGGATTTTGAAGCTGGGTGTTTTGATTGCCCTACGTGCAAACGTGCTTTTGAGGCCACGGATATTGAAGCCCAAAAAACCAAAATGCACGCTGATTTCATTGCCAGCAAAAAAGTGGAACTGGCCAAAATTACCACTTCCGCAAAGTCATTGATTGCCATTATGGAAAACCAGCAAACGGAAGTTGATGCAATTAATTTGAGGATTCAGGAGGGCAAAAAGTTCATTGAAACATTAACGGCCACGGGCGTGGAGTTGATGGCTGAGGAAACAAATTTGCAGGCAAACACGGTGGTTTTGGTGGAGAATGAAATCTACAAAGCTTTACTGGCCAGTGATGAATTACACCACCAAAAACTTGCTGAAATTACCACCACTGAGGCCAGCATCGTGGAAATTCCTAAAATTGACTATTCTGAATTAATTACCAACAAAAACGCACTGGTGGCCGAAATTTTGGAACTGAACAAAAAAATGCACACCAAAGACCAAATAAAATTGGCTGATGACCGTGTGAAAAAACTACAGGCTGAGGAAACCATTTTGAGCCAGCAAATTTTGGATGTGGAGCGCACCCAGTTTATTATTGACAACTTCAATAGGGTAAAAATTGAAGCACTTGAAAACAGCATTAATAGCAAATTGCAGTATGTGAAATTCAAAATGTTTGAACAGCAAATTAACGGGGGTGAAGTGCCTTGTTGTGAAGCCCTTTTGAATGGTGTGCCTTATACTAATGTCAACACCGCTGGCCGTTTGAATATTGGGCTGGATATTATAAATATGCTTTGCGGTTTTTACCAAGTGCAAGCCCCGATTATTATTGATAACCGTGAGTCAGTTACGGATATTATTGAATGCGAAAGCCAAATTATTAATTTGGTAGTAAGCCCACAGGATGAAGTTTTAAGGGTTGCACCCAAAGCAGTATAAACAATTAAAAATTTTTAAATTAAACACAAAATGACAGCAACAAAAAACACACAAGTAGCAGAATTTACACAAACCCCTAACAGTCAGGGGTTTGCCGAAAGGTTTACCCAAGGAGTAATCGGGGAGGTTTTGAAAATAGACCAGTCAGTTAAATTTTCCGATGCTCAGCTAAAATTATTAAAAAAGTATTTCATTGTTATTGATGGGGTGCTTAAAACCGCTGAATTGAAACGCCAAAAAACCAGTGAGCAATACCGTGATGCACTGGAATATAATTGGGCAAACGTAAATATGAATAAGCTTTCACAGGATGTGGCCGACCTTTCCAGTATAGGCATTGACTGTTCACTTAAAAATTCAGTGTTCTTTATACCGTTCAAAAACACCGCCTTAAATAAGTACGACTTAACGCCTATGTTTGGCTATGCTGGTATGGAAACCAAAGCCCGAAATTTTGCCGTGGAATACCCTAAGGACATTATTTTTAAGGTGGTTTACAGCAATGATACCTTTCAGGAAATTGTAAAGGACAAGGACAACCCAATTAACACCGTGGTTCACAAAATTGTTGATTCGTTCAACCGTGGTGACATTGTTGGGGGTTACTGGTGGAAGATTTTTGATGATGAAACCAAAAACGAGGTTAAAGTTTTAACCCTTAGGGATATTGAAAAACGCAAACCAAAAAACGCCTCAGTGGAGTTTTGGGGAGGTGAAAAAGCGGTTTGGAAAAATGGCAACAAAACCAACCAAACTGAGGCCGTTGAGGGCTGGTTTGAGGAAATGGTAATGAAAACCATTAAAAGGCACTGTTTTGACAGCTTTGTTTTAAGCAGTGAGAAAATGAATGAGTATGCAACCCGCTTTTTGTTGTTGGAGGAAAAATCCAATAATGTGAATGACACTGATTTTGCCAGCGAAACACTAAGCAATGAAGTTGCCCAAAACGCCAACAGGAAAGAGTTTGATTTTGACGAGGCTGAAATAGTTGATGAAGCCCCGATTACACCAGCAACGCCCCAGCAGGCTTTTGAAGCCCCTGAGCCAGCAACGCCAAACAGTCCTGATTTTTAAATTATGGACAGCTTTGCAAAATTAAGTTTGCTTATTCGTAGAATAAAAGAAAACGATGTTTGGGATAATGATATAAAAGTAAATATGATTTCTAGTGATATTCAATACTGGTGCAAAGAGTATTTGAGGTTGTATCAAAACATTGAAGAAACATCCATTTCAAAAGAACACGCTATTGAGCGCAGAGAAAAGCTTATAAATCAGGTTTTAAAATAACAGCTTAAAGCGCACGCCTGCAAATGGTTTGCGCTTTTTTTTATTTCAATTTTTATGAAACTTTCAAACTATACACCCAGCCCCAAAAGATTGACAGCTGAGCAAAAACAGCTAATTGAAAATTATTTTACTGGCAAGGTCAAATTTGCCAATGATAAAGGCGTTATTTTGAATAAAAGCTGGCATATTGCACAGCTTACAGGATTAAATGAAAGCACCGTAAACCGTTACATTGATGCCTTTATTTATGAGAAACGAAAAAATATGAAAAATGACTGAAACACCACCAAAGGAAGACAAACAATTGACCCCAGCTGAAAAGGAACATTTGGAACGAGTTGACGAAATAAACAAGCGTTTCCAAAAGCAAATTTTATTCATAAATATTGTTCTGATGATTGTAAAAATTATGCTGGCCGTGGTTTGGATATTGCTTTTTTATGTGTTGTTTGTTGCTGGGTGGTATTTGGTAAAAATTAAGTTTTAAAATATTTATTTTATACATATTTTATTTTTACATTTGGCTTCAAAATCATAGCATTATGGGGCGCAATAAAATAACTGATGGAAGTAAAAAAGTACAGGCTTACTTTTTGATTGAGGGCAACAAGCTTCAAAAGATTGGTGAAAAACGGCTTAAGGCTATTATTGCCAAAGCGGTGGAAAAAGAATTGCATAACATTGACAAAGGCAGGGTTCACAATCAAATAAACCTGATAGACAGCATTGCCGAAATTGAAAAAAACAAAATTTAATTTATGGGAAAATATATTAATGAAAATTCAAAAGGCCAATTAATTGGGGCTACATATTATGAAAAAATTAATGCACTTGTTGAAGATGGTGCAATAAAGATTGACCCACCAAAAGATTTCACTGAAAACCTTGTTTGTGTTGTACACAATGGATATTTTGGTGCTATTGGTTACGCATACGATGAAAGAGAAATGAATGCTTTTATTGATGGCACTGGTGATAGAAAAGCTCAATGGTTTATTTATGACCACGCAAAAAAACTGGCCGTATGAAATTAAAAGTTTTAGGCTCAGGCAGTAGTGGCAATTGTTACCTACTGGAAAACCAAAATGAATGCCTGATTATTGAAGCGGGTGTACACATTAAGGATTTAAAAATTGCTTTGAACTGGAACACTGAAAAAGTGGTTGGTTGCATAATTACCCACGAACACGGTGACCACGCAAAGGAACTGCAAAGCATACAAAAGCTGGGTATTAACTGTTATCTTTCAGCAGGCACGGCCAGCAAAACGGAAAAGTCAACTTTGCACAACAGCCGAACCCACATAATAAAACACGGCACACAGTTCCAGCTGGGCAACTTCACAATAAAAGCATTTACCATATTGCACGATGCAGTTGAGCCACTGGGATTCTTGATTAAGCACCCTGATTGCGGAAAAGTGCTATTCATTACCGATTCAAAATATAGCGAGTATTATTTCAAAGGCCTAAACAATATAATTATTGAGGCCAATTACAGTGAGGAAATAATAAATGAAAAATTTACGGCTGAAAACAATAAATTGTTTATCAAAAACCGCATTATGAACAGCCATTTTTCCATAGAAAATTGTGTTGACTTGCTAAAAAACACGAACTTAACGAAAGTTAACAAAATTATTTTAATACATTTATCTAATGGAAATTCCAATGAGGTTGATTTTGTGAAACAAATCGAGGATTTGACCGCCAAAACAGTACTGTCAGCGGACAGTGGTATGGAAATACCTTTCGGCATATCCCCGTTTTAAAAAACGGATAAAATGAAAGACAAGTATTCAAAAGTGATCTATGATGCACTGGAAAAAATGGAAGTTGAGGAAAGCTTTAATAAAGTACATTTTATACAAAAAAACCGTGATGATTATGACTATTTTGCCGATAGGTCATTTTCGGTTTTATTCTGTAAGATTAAAAAAATGTTCCCTGATAAACAATTCAAAACCATTAAAGGGAACGTGGTTCGCACATCATAAATAACTATTAATTTAAACTTTAAAACAATGACAGCATTAAACGGATTTACAGCGGAAACGCTTGAAATGGAAACACCAGCAAAAAACAGCACAAAGGATTATGCAAAATTTACTTTCCTAAGGGCAAACAGGGAAATCAACAAAAAGAACGTTGAAAAAATAAAAGAAAGTTACCGTGAATGGGGTGTCATAGCTGGTCGCCCCATTTTGATTGATAAGGACTTTAACATCATTGATGGCCAGCACCGTTTTTGCGCCCTCAGGGATTTAGGCTGGCCGATTACTTATGAAATAATCACTGGCAACGTAATTGGAAAAACGATGGCTTTAAACTCCAGTCAAGACCATTGGCAACTTGTTGACTTCGTAAAAAGTTACGCTGAACAAGGAATGGACAATTACCGTAAACTTTTGAAGTACGAGGAAAAAAACAAATTTGGCTTCACCAATTCACTTCACCTTTGCTTTGGTTTCAAGGCCAAATCCCACGACATAAAAAAAGGCAGGGATTTTCCGTTTCAAGAAAATGCAATTGAAATTGCTGACTACATAAATAACTTAGAGGATGTGTCTTTTAAAACCACTAAAGCCTTTGTGTATGCAGTTTATGTCCTTTTCAATAAAGCTGATTTAGAGCAACGTACCACAATCAGAAACAATATTTTGAAAATACCAAAATGTACCCACGAAAAAGACTATCGCACCGCCTTTGAAAACATTTTGAACCACAAAAAGAAAAACAATTTCGTTAAATTATAAACCAAAGCAAAATGACAGACTTGGAACGTTTGGAAAAAAACAAAGCCCTACTGGAAAGTGAGGGCTATTTTGCCCTAAGGGTTATTGATGGCCGTGGCATTTGTGGCCTAATGAAATTTATCTTTACCATAGGGCTTTGTGAGGGCATTGCAACCAACGGCTTTGACAGCTATGAGGGGCGGTGGTGTTACCCACACGAATACTCAAAGGATGCTTTGCTGGCACTTACTTTGTGGGATGGAAAAGATGACCCAGCTGGCCGATGGCTAAAGTACAAAGGCAAGCGAGGGGAGTACCACAAAGAACCAAGCGACCATATTTCATAAAAAAAATTAACAGAAAACCCAAAACCACTCAAAGCGAGTGGTTTTTTTTGTAATTTCACTTTGTAAATAACTCACAATCAGTATGGAACTAAACAAAGAACAAATTTTTGAAATTGCCAAAGACAAAATTATTGAGTTGAAAATTGACAGAATAACAAACCTTTTTGGCCACTTGCCAATTGATGTGCGTGCATTTTTTAAATGCTTCCCAGTTGGTTCAGAACGATACACAGTTTTAATCAATTTAACCAAGCAATATGAACGTACAGATATTGAAAGTTAGTAAAATAAAAGTCAATCCAAATAACCCCCGCATTATTAAGGATGACAAATTTAAAAAACTGGTACAATCCATAACTGATTTCCCGCAAATGCTTGAAATACGCCCCATTGTGGTGAATAAAGACTTCATTATTTTGGGTGGTAATATGCGATACAAAGCCTGCATTGAAGCTGGCCTCACTGAAATTCCCGTTATCATTGCAAAGGATTTAACCCCTGAGCAGGAACGGGAATTTTTGATTAAGGATAATGTGGCTGGTGGTGAATGGGATTGGGAGGCTTTGGCCAACGAATGGGATACTGACTTGCTGGAGGAATGGGGGTTGCCAGTGTGGAATCCTGACAGTGAAATGTTTAATATTGATGAAGATAACGAGGAAACCACGGCAAGTGCTGGCCGTGCCTCCGATGATGGTTTCAGCACCTTTGAACTGATTATGGAACACCAAAACAAAATAAAATTAATTGACCTTTTGAATAGCATAAAAATTGAATTCGCATTTGAGAAAATTGAAGATGCACTGATGGAAATAATACGGGTTTATAATCAAAAAAAATAGCTATGATAACTGATGAAACAAAATCGTTCGCCTGTTTTGACAACACTAAAGCAGGATTATTATTTGATGAAAGCGAACATAAAAGCTTTCCTATTGCCTATTACAATGTAATAAACGGCCACGGCCTAAAGCCAAAACCTGACCGCAGTTATTTTGGTTTCGTGAGTGCTGGAACGGTGGTTTTATTCCACCCCGCCCGCCCCGTTACCATACTTTCAAAGGGGATGTATTTTACTTCAATAGGTGATTTTGAAATTAAGGAAAACGAGGGCAAAATGATAGTTGTGGAAGTGTTGCACACCAAAGGGGTTTATCCTGAAACCAACTATTCAGCATACTTTACCACTGGTGGTCCTATTGAGGAAAAAGGGCGGTTGAAATACATTGATGGATGCACCGACAGCCTTTTATTGCCACCCGTTAAACTGGGTGACCCTTGTTTTAATCACTTACACTTCCCGACCAATATTGACCAAACTATGCACACCCACCCAAGCCACAGAATTGGCCTCGTGGTTTCAGGTGAGGGGCTTTGCATTACACCCTTTGGAAATTTAAAACTAACTGAGGGGATGATTTTTGTTATAAAGGAGTGGAATGGTTTAGGGTACAGCCTCGGAATTGATGGCAAACAGTATGAAGATGGTTCGCATTCATTCAAAACCTTTGAGGATAAAGTTATGAATGTGGTAGCCTTTCACCCTGATAGCGATTTCGGGGCAACTGACACCAGTCATCCAATGATAAACCGCACAATGGTTAATGGAGTATCGGCCAGCGAAATTGAATCAATCAGAACGAAATAATGAGTACCACAAGACAAAAGGACTACAACGAAACCAACGTGTTTGACGAGGGGTGCGCCCGAATAAAATATTTATTTGAGGCTTTTGATAATGTTATTGTCAATTTTTCAGCAGGAAAAGACAGCACTTGTGTGCTAAATATGACCCTTAAGGTTGCAAAGGAGTTAAACCGTTCCTTTGAAATAAACTTTTTTGATGAAGAAGCCGTACACCCACCGACCATTGAATATGCCCTGAGGACTTATGAAAAAGCCAAAGAATGGGGCATCAAATTCAATTGGTACTGCCTGCAATTCAAACACCGCAATGCCTGCTCAAATGAAGAACCGTTTTGGTACTGTTGGGATAAAACAAAGGCTGATTTATGGGTGCGTGAAATGCCTAAAATTGACAACCTAATAACGGAACACCCCAAATTTGAAAAAGGTATGTCGTTTCAAATTTTTAGTTCCCTGTTGCCTGAACGTTCCAGCGGTTTGACAGTTATACTTACAGGCGTGCGCACTCAGGAAAGTTTCAGGCGTATGAAAGCCGTGTCCACCAAAAAGAATGACAATTACATTGCACGTAATGGCCACGTTTCCCACGCTCACCCGATTTATGATATGAGCAGTGAAGATGTTTGGCTTTGTGTCCACAAATTTGGCTGGGATTATAACCGTTCCTATGACATTATGAACAAGACCAAAATGTTCAACGGGTTTCTTTCCCAAAGGGTTTGCCCCCCGTTTGGTGAAGAACCTTTGAGGGGCTTGTGGATGTATGCTGAATGTTGGCCTGATATGTGGCACAAAATGCTTGCCCGTGTGGATGGTGTGGCCACGGCTTGGAGGTATGCTAACACTGAAATTTATGGGTATGGAAAGCAAAACAAGCCTGAGAATTTAACCTATAAAGAATGGTGTGAAGTGATCTTGGAAAGTTATGATTCCGTGGACATTATTGCGGTTAAAAAAAATGTGAATTCAATCATAAAAAGGCATTATGATAAAACCACAGACCAAATTCCTGACAGTGAACACCACCCTTTAACTGGCACAAGCTGGATTTTTATTTGTAAATTAATAACCAAAGGGGATTTCAAAGGCAGGACAGCACCAACGCTGGAGGGCAACGCAATAACCGCCCAAAAAAAACTGGGAATAAACTCTTTCAATGAGGCCGTTATGCGGTTTGGAACAAATGACTACAAAGCAAAACATTTTAAAAGCAAGCAAAAATGAAACAGCCCTTAGACAATATACAATGGATTAATCGTGAGGAACTTTCCCCTAATGGCTACAACCCGAACAGGGTTGCACCGCCTGAACTTAAGTTGTTGAAAATTAGTATTTTAGAGGATGGCTGGACACAGCCCATTGTCATAAATCCTGACAAGACAATTGTTGATGGCTTCCATAGGTGGACAGTTTCAGGTCACAAGGAAATATTTGACTTAACTGGGGGTTTAGTGCCTGTTGTGGTAATAAGTCCGAAAGATGCCAGTCAGCAACAAATGGCCACCATAAGACACAACCGAGCAAGGGGAACGCACGGGGTGCTAGAAATGAGTAAAATTGTGGAAGAAATGGTAAATGCTGGTGTGGATGGCAAGGAAATAATGAATAGACTGGGGATGGAAAAGGAGGAAGTTGTGCGCCTGTTATTCAATGCAGGCATACCAAAAACCCAAATTTTCAATGACAAGGAATTTTCCAAAAGCTGGAAACCTAAATGATGAAAAAATGGCTTACAAAAAAAAGGAAATATTTGAACTGGCAAAGGAAAAAATAGTCAAACACAGGCTGTTTTTTATGGAAGATATTATTGCAGTTTTGCCGTGTGGCAAGACTAAATTTTATGAGTTCTTTACACCTAAGGCGAACGAAACGAACACCCTAAAAGAGCTTTTAGAATCCAACCGAATTGCCACCAAAATATCAATGCGTAAAAAATGGTCAGAATCAGATAATGCAAGTTTACAAATTGCACTGATGAAAATCATTTGCACGGACGAGGAAGCGCACCGCCTAAATGGTAGTAGCATCAAGGCTGATTTAACCAGCGGGGGCGATAAAATAATGCAGGGGAATGCCAGTACTACAATAACAGTAAATATTGTTAAAACACTGGATTATGACGATGATGACGATGACTACAGCGACACCGATTGAAGACATAGAATTCAAATTTAATGCCACTAAGGTATTTGAGGACACGTGGCAAGCCACTCAATGCGGTAAATACAAACTAATTGAACAAAACGGGAGTTCCCGAAGTAGCAAGACTTGGAGTGACTTCCAAGTTTTGTTTTTAGACCTATACAAAAACCCAATGCTCACGGCCACGATTTTACGTGACACCCAAAAAAGTTGCCGTGAAATTGTGGAAACTGACTGGATTAAGTGGTTAAGTGACCCAATGGGGCGCAAAAAACAGCTGGCTGATGGTTTAATAAACATCCAGCAATTTGATGAATTTTTGCGTGATGAATCCCTTTTGCGGTTTTTCGTGAGGAACAAAACACACCACACTTGGACATTTATTCATAACAGTTCATTTATACGCTTCACAGGGCTGGATGATGAAAACGATGCAATGGGTATGACCCAAGACATTTGCTGGATAAATGAGCCTTACAATTTTAGTCACGAGGTGTACAAACAACTTTCCCAGCGAACCAGCAAATACATCATTTTTGACTGGAATCCAAAGCAGTCACATTGGGTGGACATTGAACGCCTCAAAGCAAATACGATTACTTTAAAATCAACCTTTCGTGATAACCCATTTTGCCCTCACGAAAGCCGAAAACAAATTTTAAGCTACCAGCCAGTTGAAAGATGCTATCTTGTTTTTAGTGGCCTTTTGACATTGCCTGAGGCCTATACTTACAACCGCTTAATTAATCCAAAAAACTTCACCCGCAATGACTTAATGGAATTGAAACGCTGTTTAAATAACGAGCGCACCAAGTCCAGCAGTTTATATCATTGGCTGGTTTATGGGGAGGGGGAAAAGGCCGAAAAACCAAACCGCATTTTCAAAAATTGGGGCAAAATTAAGGATGACATTTTTGATGCCTTGCCCTATCCGTTATACTATGCAACTGACTTCGGGCTTTCCGCTTGTACTGGTGTGGTTGCCTGCAAATTTGATGGTGACCGTACTTTTTTCTTCAAAGAGTTGCTTTATAAACCTATGAATTTAATGGATGGAACACTGGTGCAACAGTTTGTCAACCTAAAAATTGATAAAACAAAGGAAAATATTTGCGACAGTGGCAATGAATTAAACCAGCAGGAAACCGCAAAATTGCGCAATGCTGGTTATAATTGTGTTTCAGCCAAAAAAGGTGCTGGCTCAGTAAATGGAGGCATTGAATCCTTGCAAAAAGCCCGTGCCGTTTACACGGAATCCAGCGTAAATCTTGAACTGGAGTATGAAAACTACAGCTGGAGGGTGTATCAGGGTATGCAGTTGGACGAGCCTGAGCAAAACAATCAAGACCACTTAATGGACTGTTGTCGTATGTTCGTGATGTGGTACGTGCGCACTCGTAGAATCACGTTCTAAGCAGGCTCACAAACGTTGTTAATTTTAATTAACTTTTTGGTTTAGTTTTTTTAATACCTTTATACTTAGATACTTAAGGTATGGGGTGGCTAGACACATTGAGAGGGATTTTTGGTGAAAGGGATAGAATGGGAAATGTTTGGTACTACGGCTCAGAATTAGATGGGCTGAAAAAGTCAACCTCGTACCTTAATTTATCCTATGAGAATTTTGTGCTTATGACTATTTGCGCACTACGTGCAAAGATTTACAGCCAAATGAAAATCCAGCATTTTGACCGCAATGGCAAAGAAGTAGTTGACAGCCCCTACATCAAATTATTTAAACAGCCAAATTACTTCCAGTCCCAAGAGGACTTTTTATTTTGCCAAATGTGGTTTCTTTCAGCCACAGGAAATGACTACTGCTACGAAGTACTTTCAGGCAAAGACCCCTCCGCACTTTACAACCTTATACCCAGTGAAATTGATTTTAAGGACACCAATAAACTAAAAAAATTCATTACCACAAAGGGTGATATTAAGGAATACGAGGAACAAAAAATTGTTTATACGCTGGATGGTCAGGACTACAAATTACCCCTTAAAAGCATAATCCCGTTTTATGATTTGGCTAATGGAATGAGCAAAAACAGCCCTATGCAGTCACGGTCACGGGTGCAAGGTATTGACCACGTTTTGCAAAACATTGAGGAAAACATAAAGTCAAAAAACATTAACCTGAGGTTTTCCCAAAAGTACATTATTAGTTCAGCCAGTGATGGAAATGAGGTGCAAATTCAAGAGCCTGACCGAAAAGATATGCTACGAAAAATTGGCCAAAAATCGGTCATTATAACGAACCAAAAAATACAGGCCACGCACTTGGTGAGTGATTTTAAAAAGCTGTTTTTGGATGAACAGCTGTCAAATGATGCCCTTTTTTGCCTCCTTGCTTTTGATATGAATAAAGACATTCTGAACTATTTTCACGATGGCAGTACCTACGAAAACCAAGAGCGTGCAATGTTAAACTACATCCAAAACTCCACCCAAGTGGATGCAAACAATACAATGAACAGCTTTGCTTCACACTGGGGGTTAATTGATGCAGGGGAAAGTTTAACGGCCAGTTTTATGCACTTGCCAATTATGCAAATAATCATTAATCAAAAAATTGCCACTCTTAAAACTTTTCAAGACCTGATAACCGTTGCCATTACCAACCAAACAATGACAGCCCAAGAGGGCAAAAAACAGTATAATGACCTATACAAAAAACTTGGATTATGAAAGAGAAAGACGAAAAGGAAGCAAAACCGAGTACAGGCGACAAAAAAGGCCTTAAACCTGAAATAGTTAAATCCATTGCGGATAAAAAAAAAGCTTTAGAAAACGATAAAATTATACAAAAATGATAGTATGTAAATCGTTCCCCGAAAAAGAGTTTGCCACCAAGGAGGAATTATTTTTAGAACTTAAAAAAAATAAATCCTTTTTGATTGCTCAAAAACGTATGACAATGAAATTTGCCGATGCTTTTTTTCATTGTCCAAATGACCACACGGCCAGCGCAAAAGCGGTGGCCAGCAATTCTGACTTATTGGATGCAACGCTTATTATAAATACCACCAATGTACTGGACAGTCACGATGATGTCCACATCAAAGGCATTTGGAACAAAAACGTTAAGGAAAACCCGACTAAGCTACTGTTACAGGAGCATAAAATGGCCTTTAATTTTGTTATTTCCGATGAAGTAAAAACCAGTACAAAGGACTTTACTTGGAAAGAATTAGGTTTCAAATTTGATGGCAGTACCGAAGCACTGGTTTTTAACACCCAAATAAGCAAAGACAGAAACCCGTTTATGTTTGGCCAGTACTCAAAAGGCTACGTTAAGGAGCATTCAGTCGGTATGCAGTACATCAAATTATTTTTGGCCATAAACTCAGATTTGGCTGATTTGGAGGAAGAAAAAGCCGTTTGGGATAAGTACTATCCTGAAATTGCCAATAAGGAAAGAGCCGATGACAAAGGCTTTTTTTGGGCTATTACTGAGGCCAAAGCCGTGGAGGGTTCAGCGGTTGTAAAAGGCTCAAATTTTGCAACCCCAACGCTTAACATACAAGCATCAAAAGAAGAATTAACCGACCCGACAACCAAAGTCAGTCAAAACAAAAATAGAAGAATTATGGTTTAAAAAACCACCGACACGAAGCCGAGTAATCACTTCGATTTACCTAATGTTTAATTTAATACTAACAGCTATGTTTAAGTATAAAACAACAGAGGAAATCGAGGCGATGACACCCGCTGAACTCGATACCTACAAAACAGCCCAACGTGAACACGAGGCTAAAATTCAAGAACAGGCCATTGCGAAAGCTTTAGAGCCAGTTTTGGCTGACCTTAAAAAAGCCAACGAAAAAGCCACTGACTTGGGGCTTGAAATCACTGAACTTAAAACCAAAGGAGGGCAAACCATTGTTAAAACAGCCCGTGAACAGCTGGTGGATTTCCTTACTGAAAACAAGGAAAAAATCAAAGCTATTCACAAAGCTGGTAGTGGTATGATTGAGTTCAAAGTGGTTGGTCCTGTAACCAATGCAAATGGAATTAACGTTGCAATGATTCCAAATGTGGTTGGGTCACAATCCGCACCGCTTTCCCCTGTCAATTTGCGTACAGTGACCTTATTGGGTTTAACAACCAATCTGAACACTAATTTGGCCGCATATCCATACACTGAGGTGACCCCGAAAGATGGTGATTTCGCCTTTGTTGCAGAGGGTGCAATAAAACCACAAATTGACTTCAAATGGGAAACTAGATGGGCAACCCCTGTTAAGGTTGCAGGCTGGATTAAACTAACTGAGGAAGTTGTGGAGGATGTGGCCAGTGTTGAATCAATCGCTTATGATTTATTGAACAAAAAACACGACCTTAAAAAAGCCAAAGGCATCTACAATGGGGATGGTATTGCACCAAATCCAAAAGGTGTAATCAGTTACGCCCGTGCATTTAGTGCTGGTGATTTAGCTTTGTCAGTTGTAAATCCAAACTTTATTGATGTGATTAATGCTGTTATTACAGACATTGCCACTACGCACAATTATGAGGATGAAACACCTTATATGGCCAACCTTGTAATGGTTCACCCAGTTGACTTTTTTATCAATTTGGTTTCAGCCAAAGACTTTCAAGGCAACCCGCTTTATCCTACTGCCAGTCTATTCAATCAAGTTACAATTGGAGGGGTTACGATTATCCCTGATGAAATTGTGGCCGTGGGTAACATTTTGGTAGGTGATATTTCCAAATATTACACCACCAATTACAGCCCGTATCACGTAAAAGTGGGCTGGGTAAATGATGACTTCATCCATAACCAGTTTGTTATTCTTGGGGAAAGCCGTTTCCACGCATTTGTCAAAAAACTTGATGAACAGGCGTTTGTTTACGATTCTATCGCTACCATTAAAACAGCGATAACAAAAGTATAACGCTATGAAATTCAAGCTGTTAAAAGATTGGGGTGACCACAAAAAAGGTGGCTCAATCGAACTTGAAGACAAGGCAGTCATTTTCACGGCCACGAAATTGGGCGTGATTGATAACCCTAAAGGGGCTGAAAAACCTGAGAAAAAAGAAGCGGAAAAAGGCACACCACAGGCCGTTTCAACACAATCAGGCCACACGGACACAATTGCTAAAAAATCCAAAAATGAAGCAGATAATTGATACCAGCTTTTTCAACAAGGAAAACTCCCTTTACATCCCTTTGGCAGTGGGTGACCCTAACACGGGCGCACCTGACAATCAGGGCGACTTGGGTTCTGTTTGCAAAAAAGTTGAAAGGGATGTATTGATTAATGCTTTTGGGGTTGCAATGTATAACGCTTTGCAAGTAGCTATGGAAAGGGATTATTCCGACCCACTTGACAATAAGTTTAAGCTTTTGGTTAATGGTGAGGAATACGACAGTAAAATTTGGAACGGCCTAAACTATGAATATTCACTACTGGCTTTTAGAATCTTCGAGGTATTTAATACTGAGAATAACATACGGCTGTCAGCTGTTGGTACAGTTAAGGCCAACCCTGAAAACGCTGTTTTGGCCACGCCTGTCTATCTTATTGCAACGGCAAACCAAAGCTTCATCACACAGTATCAAGGCAATTGGGAGGGTGAACCTTATTTACATAGGGGCGTTTTCCTTGACTGGTACTGCAATGAGGATGTTTACAAGTCATTATACGGCTACTTGCAGGACAAAGCCAGCGACTTTTCTGAATGGGAAATTGCAAAATTCAAAGTGTATGCCACACAAAACAGCTTTGGGATATGATTGTATTCGAGGAAAAAATAAGAGAAATTGTTGAGCTACTGCCAGCCCATACCGAGCCAAAAAAGCCCACAGGATTTGTTGTGTGGCCAGTTCGCTATGATTGGGGAACGTATGAAGTTTTGACCAAATTTCTTTTGCTTAAGGAAAATCAATCTAAATACCCACTTATTTGGCTGATTGTTGACCCCACCACAGCGGACAAGCAACAACGTAACGCCCGAAGAAAAGCACGTTTTGTGGTGGCCACAAGGTCAACAAATCCTGATGGGTTCAATGAGTTTCAATATCATAACGACTTTAGTAAGGTACTTATTCCTGTTTATGATAACCTGATAACCGCCCTAATACGTTCAGGAAACTTCCAAATAAGGAGCGACACTTGGAGTTACACTTTAGAGCCTAATTTTTCAGTAAAAAAGAACGGCAAAACCCCCATTGTAATATGGAACGCAATAACATTCACAATTGAGTTGAATGTAGATAACCAAAAATGTTTGAATAAAAACATAAAATTTTAACGCAATGGAAAATGATAAAAAACAAGAAGTAGAAAAAGCGGTTGCCCCACCAAAAAAGGAGGCCACCGTGGTAAAATACTTAGTTATCAAAAACTTCACAGGCGATAAGCAATATTACAGAGGAAACGAATTTTTCTCCACCGATAAAAAGCTTATTGCTGAATTATTAACCGCTAAACTTATCAAATAATGGCAACTGAATTAGTAGATCAAGTAAACGTAGTAAATTGTTCAGGAGGCGATTTACTAGGTACAGGACAAGAAGCTTGCCCATTTGACTGGGATAGGGTTGAAGTCTTAGAACTAACTTTGCGCTCCTACGTGTACACTGAGGTTCAAACCTTAGACCAAGTGCAACAGGAACAGCAATTGGAAAAACTGATTATAATCAAAGGTATTAAGTCATTTAACTTAGTGCCACTAGAGCCAAATATCAACACCGCTGATGGCTCAGGTTATAAATCCGTAACTGGTGAACTACCTTATGAATACACCGTTTTATTCGGTGCAAATGGGGTTAATTTTTGGAAAGCTTTGCGTTCCTTAAATTCAAAAGACCGTTTCAATATTGCCTTTTATGATGCAGTGGGTAACAAAATTTTTACCCAAAGCAAAAGCGGAGTTTTCAAAGGCTTTAGTACTAAAATGCTGTTTACTGGCCAGTACAAAGGGGCTGAGGGCAACACCCCAGCTGAGTACAAAATGACCATTCAATTAACAGACTTTAAGGAAATGGACAGACAAAGCTGGATTGTTGCTGACCAGTTGAATTTTAGCCCAAGTGACTTGGATGGTGTAAATGATATTATCCTTACACCGCAACCACTGGCCACTGGTGCAACCTCTTTGGTGGTTAAAACTACATTGCTGGATAAAAGCCACTTCATTGATGGCCTTACCCTAACTGATTTTAGAATCAAAAAAGGTGGTGTTTTAGTAACGCCAACGGCAATCAATCACGACCACGATGCCAAAACGTACACGTTTACCATTCCAGCCTCAACAGCTGGGGTTTATACCGTGGAAACTTGGGATGCAACCAACACGGTGGGAACAATTATTGTTGACCCAAGTGGTTTGCTTTATAAATCAAATGTGGCCAGCGTGGTGGTGGCTTAATTTTATTTTATATCTTTGGTAGGCTGATTTAATCCTACCGTTTGATAAATGCCACAAAAAAGGGGCTTCGTAATGAAGCCCCTTTTTTATTTGGTGCGTTGTGATTTGGGTACTCGTTTTAGTTCCCCGTGTGTCTTTTCATACTGGACAATTGTCTTTTCAACGGCTTCATTTATTATTCTTTTTATGGTTGAAAACTCCAAATGTGCCATAATTGTAAGCTTTTCGTGAAGCACCAAAGGCATTTCAATGTTGGTTCTTTTTTCATTTACGGCCTGCTCAGGCTGTTTTATGGGTGCTTTTTTCTCAATTTTAGCATTTTTTACTGGTGCAATCGGGGCATCATTTCCGCTAAAAATACCCGCAAACCTACTTTCTTCAACTGCATTTACTGTTTCTGTTTTCATTTTGAGTGTTTTTTAATTAATTCCTTTGAAAGTTCCAAATAATCCTCCGCACCCTTGCTGGTGGGGTTGTGCCTGAAAATATCCAGCTTATAACTTGGGGCATCAGCTAAGGCCACGTTATCCCGTATTTTGGTATTAAAAACCACCTCAGGGAATATCTTGACCACTTCATTAAACACACCTTTGTTTAGCTTTTTACGGCTGTCAAACTGGGTCAAAAAGATGCCACCAATAAACAAGGCAGGGTTAAGGCGTTTGTTCACTAATTTCATCACTTTTATAAGTTCGGAAAGACCGTGCATTGCCAAAAACTCAGACTGCAATGGTATTAAAATTTCATCACTGGCCGTGAAAGCATTAAGGGTCAAAAGCCCCATTGATGGGGGGCAATCAATCAAAATGTAGTCATAGTTGTGTTTTATGGGGTCAATAATTTCCTTTAGATAATACTCACGGTCAAGTTTTGTGCTTAATTCAATTTCAATGGCAGACAACTCAATCACGGATGGTATTAAATCCAAGCCCTCCATTACGGCAAATGGTTCAATTTGGTAATCCCCACGCAAAGCACCGTAAATATTATTTTGAGCCTTTAGGATGCCCAAGGACAAGGATAAATTTGCTTGTGGGTCAAGGTCAATTATCAAAACCCGTTTGTTTAACTGGTTAAGCCCCGCCCCGATATTTATTGTGGAGGTTGTTTTGCCGACACCTCCCTTGTGGTTACTAAGTGCAATAATTTTTGTCATTTTAGTTTTGTGTGCGTTTTAAAAAATATTGTGTGACCTCGTTAACCATATCTTCCATTATTTGTATGCATTCATCTTCCTCAAATTCATACATATCATCCCTAAGCAACAGTAACATTTGGCCAGTTGCACCGAAAAAAGCCTGTCGGGTTTGTATGCTTTGTTCACTATGCATTAATGCCTCAGTAAGACCCACCCGTTTCAAATAAAGCTGGTACTGGTACTCCAAACTAAAAATTTTTTTGTCTTTCATAATTTTGTGTTTTATGTGATTAATGTGCGCAATGTACTAAATGTTTTTAGTGTGTGCAATGTGTTTAATGTGTTGGTTGTGTTTAACATTGCACGTTTTTACGTAAAAGGTTAATTTTCAGTACATTTGAATGTTGAATAATTTTTTTGAGTAACTTTATTCAAAATTATCGGGGAATGGCTTTAGGGCTGTTCCCCGTTTTTATTTACCAGCTATGCCAGTGACCGCAAATGATTATTTGAAAAATTTACGCTTTGTGATAAATGCACTACCAGCGGAAACAAACAAAATTGTTTACAAAAACGAGGTGGAAATAATTGAACTGAATACTGAACAGCAATTATTCAGGGATAGTGTTAATGTTTTTGGTCACCATTTGGGCTATTATGCCCACGATTACCAGCCCGAAGCAGGCGACATTTCAAAGGGTTATCCAAAGATTTATAACCAGCCTTACAACTTTGTAAAAACTGGCCTTTTATTCAGTGAAATGAACCTCAGGCTTAATGGTTATGTGCTGTTTATGGAAAACACTGATTCAGCTGGCAAAAACCACGAACTGGAACTTATGTCAGGGGCTTTCATTGGACTGACAACGGAAAACCAAAAGGTTGTAAACTGGGAAATAATATACCCTGAATTAATGGATTTCATAAACAAATACGTGTGATTATGGCTGTTTACTATGACAATATTGACATTTTACCAGTGTTTAACTGGGATAAATACATAAAATCACACAATAACAACTGGTTAATTAAAGGGTTTGATGGCAGACAGCCAGTGGTCAGAAACGATGAACTGTTGCAAATTGAAAAAAGCATTACTGACCAGTATTATCTTGAACTGGATGACAGGGATATTTTTAACCGTTTGCAGAAAATAGCCAAAATTGACAATATTATAACAAAATACAATGTGATAATCACTTTGTTAAACCGTTGCAGGACTGGTTTTGTAAACCCTGAAACACAACACGAATTCCATAAAAAACTGGCCTCCTTAGGGTTAAAAATTAAAACTGGAAGCCTGCCTGAATTGGCTGAACTATACCAAAAAACCAATGGGTTAATCACCCAAATAAAAATAATTGAAAATGAATTGGTGGAAGTAAAAAAAGGCAAGTCAAAAGGGTTGCTTTTCCAGCTTAAAATCATTGAAAAAAACCTCGGTTTTACCGTTGCACTAAACCCAAAAAAATTGATGCTTAAGGAGTTTATTGAACTATGTAAAGAAATTGAAAATGGCGAATGAAAATGCAATAAACCTGATAGTAACTGAGGAAGCAATAAAACAGCTTACCCAAGCAACCGTTTTGGTGGATGCCTTGGATAAAATGATCTTGAAAACCGCTGATGATGCCCTTGCTGTTAGTGCTAAACTGGCTGGTATAAAAACGCCCTCAGGGGTTGGAGGTAATGCCAGTGAAAACGCCAAAGTAAATGAACAGCTGGAAACCCAAGCTAAATTGATTACTGAATTAACCGCTGAAATTGCAAAACTTAAAGAAGCCAAAGAACGGCTGGCAAAAACCACTTTGCAGGAACGAGTTGACAATCGCATAACCTTACAAAATGCCACTTTAGAAGCCAAAGCAGTCAGCACCGTTGCTGGGGCTTATGTCAATTTGGATGCCCAACACAAAAAAGCCCTCAGGAGCGCTCAGGATTTGGGCGTGCAATATGGAGTGACCAGCAAACAATTCAAAGAAGCACAGGCCACAGCGAACGCACTTGACAAGCAATTAAAAGAAATTGATAGTAGTTTGGGTCAACACCGTAGAAATGTGGGGAATTACGCCTCCGCTTGGGATGGTGTAAAAAGTGTTTTCGGGGCTTTGGGCTTTGTTGGTGGGGTTGCTGGGTTGGTAGCTGTTGGAAAAGAAATTTTCAACACCACAAAGGAAATTCAATCACTGGATTTGGCCTTAAAATCCGTTACTGAAACCCAAGCAAATTTCAGGGAACAACAGGAATTTTTAATCAGGATTTCAAACAAATACGGCCTTGAAATAAAAAGCTTAACCAAGGAATATGTTTCATTTTACGTTTCAGCAAAAAACAAACTGGCCAGCAGTGAAATTCAAGAACTGTTTGAAAACATATCAAAATCAGGAAGCGCACTAGGGCTGTCAAACGACACTTTGGGGCGTTCTTTTACGGCTTTAAACCAAATGCTGAGCAAGGGAACTGTTGCTAGTGAGGAACTTAGGGGTCAACTCGCGGAGAGTTTGCCAGGGGCGGTTCAAGCGATGACAAAGGCCGTGCAAGTGCTACATCCTGAAATAAAAAACCTTACTGAAAAAGGTTTATTTGAAATGATTAAAGCTGGTAAAATTTTAGCCAGTGAGGTACTTCCTGAAACAGCCCGACAATTGGTTATTTTAACGGGTGCTGATAAAGCTGAGGGTGTTTCCACCATTACCAAGGAGGTAAACAAATTGTCCAATTCTTGGACAAAAATGATTGTTTCAATAAATGAATCCGACACCAGTGGCTTTTCAAAATTTGTTCAGACCATTATAGGCGGTTTAACCAATATAATGGACTTCACAGGGCTTTTATTTAAGGATGAAAAACAGCTTCAAGACTACTTCAAAGGCCTTGGAAAAACACAAGGGGCTGAGGAATACCAAGCTGTTATGAAAAACATTTCCACCGTTACCAAGGAACAGCAGGAAATAACTAAAAAAGCATTGCTGGAACGTGAGCGTGAAAACATACGTGTTGCAAATGCTACCATACAGGCTGAAAAGAAAAAACGTGAATCCATTATGGGTGGTGACCGTGCTTTGTTCCACTTACAAACCAAACTGGAGGAAGATGCTTTGGTGCAAATTGGCAAGTCAGCTGAAATAATCAAAAAATTAAAATCCAGTGCTGGAGTTGTTACACCAACAGGCGCACCCGCACCCGTGGCCAGTGCCGTGATTGCACAACCACGAAAAGTAAAACTTGACGATTCGGCCTACCAGCTGGAAAAACAACGCTTAGAACTAGCCATAG